AACCTGGACTCTCCTCGTTTGTATTTTCTATCTCGTCTACAGAGGAGTTACTAGATGAAAAGACTATTCGCACTTACTATCAGTTGGTCACTAGCCTTCTGGTCAGTCTTACTACCGAGCAGTCCAGCATACGCACTAGCAGTAGCGGACCAAGTAAAATGCATGAATCCAGATGCCAAGTGGAACAAGAAGGTATCAAAAGCATACGCAAAACTATTAGTAACAGAACAGTATGGGTGGAATCTCAGCGAGTACCGAGCCTTACTTAAACTCTGGGGAAAAGAATCAGCATGGAACCACTATGCAGATAACCCTGAGTCAAGCGCCTACGGTATAGCGCAAGTCCTTAATACAAAACCTGGAACCCCAGCCCCGCTCCAAATTGAGCGCGGGCTGGAGTATATCCAACATCGTTACGAAAAACCATCAATTGCATGGGCACATTGGCGCATGAATAAGTGGTACTAGAATTGGCATGGTGAACCAGCGTAAGGTTACGACCGAGATGCAGGTAGTTCATGTCATCCTCCTGAGTATGAGGTAAAACTGCTCATCAACTATATACAAAGGAGACAACATGGCAAAAAGCAAAGCAATCAATGTCAAGATACCAACAGCAAAAATTATTGCTGCGTTAGAGCAAGCACTAAATAAGTTGGAACTTGACTATACATCACAAGAAGCAAACGAAAAAGAATACAATAAAGCATATGAACAATGGCGTAAAGAAATTATTACATATGCAATAGCAAACCACAACAAAGCAGAAAATGTTAAAACAAGTTATCGTTCATGGAATGGCACCCTGAATATTGATTACGACATCAAAACAGATGGAACAGATTTTCCTGTAGAGCCAGAAAGAAACTATGAAACTATTCATTCATCTACATACCGTGAGATGAAAGAAGAAATTGGGAATGCTATTCGTATTCTCAAGATGACAGATGAAGAAGTAGTATCTACTTCTACATACAACTCAGTAGCCAAGTACCTATAAGGAGACAAGCATGACAACAACAGAAGAAGTACTAGAAGCCATCAATTCTTTTGTAAAAGAATATGATGTCAACAATACAGAACTAAACAAGTCCATTGCTCTTAATGTATACGAGCAGATTGACCGCTTTGCTGAAGGTATTGAACCAACAGCACAAGAAATTGCACAGTTAACTGTCGCAATCAACGAGCATATCCAAGTCCGTGACTTCCTATTAGGCATCCCTAAAGAGCGCGATGTTAATCATGTAGGTAGTTGGGCAGCACATGTAGGCAATAGAACACCTCGTCTTTACGATGTTCCTATGGCTACTATCATGTCATCTCTTTACTTTTCAGAAGGAGATGAAGAGCAAGCCAATCATTACCTTAGTTTAGCACTAGAAATTAATCCAGAATATAGTCTTGCTAAGTTGTTATACCGAGTGTATCAATCAGGCTGGGCACCAGAAGGATTTAGTTCTATGCGTAATGAACTACATGACAAAGTTAAAGCAGAGATTGGGCTTTAATTATGACAACAAAAGTTAATGACACCATAAAAATCCGTGCTAAAGCAGCAAGTTATGCACAATCATTTCTTGCTAATAAATACTACGAAGAATACAAAGAACTATACGATGCCTATCTAATAAATCGTGGTATTAAAATACGCAGAAGTAGAGTTGTAGTAGACGAAAGAGAACTAGTAAAGGAGACATCATGGGTCTAGATATGTATCTCTATGCAGAAAAGTTTGTATCCAACATGGAGTACCGCAACGAACAAGACCAGTTCAATAAAATTGTATCTGCTTTAGGAGCAGAACAATTTACAATAGGACATGTACTTACAGCAGTTGAAGTAGCATATTGGCGCAAGGCTAATGCCATCCACAACTGGTTTTTAGATGGCAAAAATGATGATTGCACTGCCTTCTATGTAGAAAGAGAACGCCTAGAAAAACTACGAGATATCTGTGAGCAGGTTCTTGACGAGCCTGCGTTGGCAGAGTTAGCGCTACCAACGCAGGAAGGATTCTTCTTTGGTAGTACTGAATACGATGAATGGTATATGGATAGCGTCAAAGAAACATATGATAAACTATCTGTATTACTTGCAACAATACCTGACGGATGGTCCTTCAAGTATCAAGCATCATGGTAAGGAGACATCATGACAACAACTAAAAATAGGTCAGCCTGGATTAAAGCAGGCAAAGCAGTAGAAGCAACCAGCGCCCGCGAAGTTATACAACAAGCGGGCTTAGACTGGACAGTACATCTGCATGAAATGCAAGCATATGTAGATAGTTCAGTCAATCAACTTGAATCAGTAAGAGATTACTATCCAATTGAAAACAAGCGTGCAGTTCTACGAGTCAACAAAGACAACAACAACCAAGTCATTGGTGTAGTTGGCAAGAACTATAAAGTCTTTCAAAACCAAGAAGTCTTTGGCTCTCTTGATACATTGATTGACTCAGGTGAAGCACGCTACACAGCAGCAGGTGAGTATGACAATGGTGCAAAAGTCTGGATGCTTATGGCACTACCAAAAGAAATGGAGATTATGGGCGACCCACATGCAGCATTCTTGCTTGCACGTACTAGCCATGATGGTTCTAGTTCTGTAATCATACGCCCTATTATTGAGCGTTTGTTTTGCAGCAACCAGATTAACCGTGTCTTCAAGGCTAAAAAGAAAGACCATACATACACCTTGCGTCATACATCTAATGCTCAGTTGTCAATCAGTGAAATGAGAAACTTACTTGACCTGACATACACAAGTGTAGAAACATACACAAATCTAGCCAACACATTACTTCAGCGTGATGCAGACAGAGCAAAAGCAATTGCTTTCTTTAAGAAAGTATGGGCACTACCAGCACACATTGAAAACTCACCTATTGAAATGCTTAGTAAGGGTGAGAAAAATGCTAGAGCACGGGCTAATACAGCACGACAAAAAGCAATGACTATTTTTACTGAGTCAGAGACACAAGAAAACATACGCAATACTGAGTTCGGATTATGGCAGTCAGTCATTGAATATGCTGACCACCACACAGCCCGTGACTCATCTATTGCTACTATTGCAGGACGCAATGATGGTATCAAGTTGCGTGCATTAGAATTGCTAGGCGTGTAATGGGATACAGTACATCATATGATTTAGTTGAAGCAGTTATAGATATTCATCAATCTATGGCTATACATTTAACTAGTAATCATTATCCACCAGTACCAATCAGCATGGTACAACCATGTATAGATGCTATCTATGCATATGATGAAAAAGACTACGATAAACTAATCAAACTACCACAAAATGTGGAATGGCGTGGGCAGAGTTCTGCGCCAGCCCACGCCATAGTAGAAGGACATCACTTACAACCATGGCTCTATTCAGAAGGAGACGAAGAACAGTGAATACAATCAATATCACAAACACAGAAACAAATGAAGTAATTACATATACAGAATCAGAAGTAACACGCTTTATCCAAGATTGTAATCTTGCTAAAGAACAACAAGCAGAATCTATTAAAAAAGTAATTTATATACGCAATATAGTACATGAGTTCTTTAATAGTCAGTACTCACCTGGAGACCAGGAGATTACTACATCTGTTGAGGAAATCAATGACATGCTTCGTGATATTGGAGCAGACGAACTACGCCGTACTTGGTCAGCATCAGTGCGTATCTATGTAAATGTTAGTGGCATTGAGGCTGCTAACAAAGAAGAAGTAGAAGATATGGTTCGTGATGATATCAATGTAGAACTTCAATCAATCGATGGAGAAATCTGGGTTGATGACATTGAAGTAAACGATATCATTGCAGAATAATTCCTCTGGTTGGGGGAACGCAACTGTATAAATCTTTCGTGGATTTCTATTTATACAGTCACCTAAGTGGGTTGTCCCGCCACTTGCGAACACGGGACATATACAGTTGCAGACATGAGGGGTCTGTTATACTGTTAGCACTGAAGCAGGCTGAGATTTTTTTGTCTCCTTTCTCAGCCTGCTTCATCTATAGGAGACGGAGATATACATGCCTGCAGTAGAAATAAATAGAGATAGATATGGCAGACCAATGGTCGTGCCACCTAAAAGTAAAACACCAGTTGCATATACACGGGCAACTACGATTGCAAATAGTTTAGATGATGCCTCTGCACTAGTCGCATGGAAAATGCGAATGGCAGCAGTCGGATTAACTACACGCCCAGATTTATTATTGGCTATTAGTGCAGCAGCAGAAGATAAAATGGCTGTTAACGGATACATAGAAGAAGCAATGGAAGTTGCAGGTGCTAGTAAAGCAGCCAACATTGGTACTGCTATCCATGCATTCACAGAAAAATTAGATTTAGGTTATGAGTTAGGACAGGTACCAGACCAATGGATGCCTGACATTAAAGCATACGAAGAAACAACTAAGGTTCTCAGCAAAATCTTTATCGAACAGTTCGCAGTCTTAGATAAGTTTAAGATTGCAGGTACACCAGATAGAGTTGTTGAGTACAAAGGAGAACGGTTCATTGCAGATTTGAAGACAGGTCGAATAGACCATCCTCATAACATTGCAATGCAGTTGGCAATCTATGCCAACGGTACGCCGTACTTCCCTGATACGGCGTCCCGTGGAACATGGGGCGACATCAATAAAGAAAAAGCAATCATCATACATCTACCAGTAGGAACTGGTAACTGCAAATTAGTATTTGTAGATATCAAAGAGGGCTACAAAGGTGTAGAGTTTGCAATGAAAGTAAGAAAATGGCGAGACCAAAAAGGTCTTACCACTCCATTCGAATAGGAAAAACATGTCACACTCAGAAGCACCAATCAGTATCACAATCAAAACACCAGCAGGTAGTTTAGTTACAGTCCGCGCAGCAAACGGAGAAGAACTAGACCAGACAATTGCTAATGGATTAGATGCAATTGTTGCAGCAACACAAGAACTAGAATCACATGTTCGTAAGATTGGTCCAACACCAGTCATGTCAGCATCAGCAGTAGCAGCAGCAATTGGTGGTAGCGTTATTGAAACAGGAAATACAATTCCTGCACAAGAATATACACAGCCAATAGCAGGTGGACGCAACTGTCCACATGGTCGTATGACAGCAATCCAGGGAATGGGCAAAGACGGAAAGCCATACAAAGGTTACTTCTGCCCAGCACCAAAGGGTGCGTTTGATAAGTGCAAGAATCAATATATAAACATGGCAAGCAGTGAGTGGAACTCATTCGTGCCAGAACAAGTTAAGTGAAAACACTCAAGCGTTCAGTAACAAAGTCGGAGGTAGGTGGCGAACCATTGCCGCCTACCTTTCAGGCTTTTGAAAGGGCGGGAATAATCCTGCGTAGAGCAGAGGTAACTGTAATTGCAGGCACTCCAGGTGCAGGCAAGTCTTCAATTGCATTAGCAATTGCAGCCAGAGTTAAACAGCCAACGCTTTACTTCAGCGCAGATACAAATGCACACACTATGGCAATGCGTTTGATTGCAATGACTGGCAAGATTAGTCAGTCATCTGCAGAACTATTGCTCAAGCGTGAGCCAGATAAAGCAAATGAATTACTATTGCATAACAATCATTTGTTCTGGTCATTTGAATCAACACCTACACTCAAGGACTTAGATGATGAAGTCTCAGCCTTTGAAACTGTATGGGGTAGAAGCCCAACACTAATCGTTGTAGATAACCTAATGGATATTGCAATGGATGGGCATGATGAGTTTGGTGGAATGCGTGCTGCAATGAAAGAACTAAAGTATCTTGCACGAGATACTAACGCAGCACTACTAGTATTGCATCATACTAAAGAAGGGTTTGAGGGTTATCCATGTCAGCCACGTTCGGCTATCCAAGGATTAGTCAATCAGATTCCTGCGATGGTATTAACAATAGGACAGATGAAGCAAGGGGAGGAGTCATATTTATGTGTGGCTCCAGTAAAGAATAGATATGGCAAAGCAGACCAAACAGGAA